CTAATCTTCCCGCCAAATCGGTATGCGCTGGATCTTGATCGCTACCAGGCGACGGATGCGGAGGCCGACCGCTTCCTTGCCGGTTGGCGAGAACGATTCGACGCTCATCAGCCCAGTATGGCCCTGCTCGCACTTCATGCGCCGAGCGAGATCGTCGGTGTCCATGTCGCCGAATATCTGGATCAGATCGTCCGGCCGGTAGTTGTGCGAGCGCTTGCAATATCGGCACGTCACTCGGACAAGCCGGATGCCACCCTCGTTGAGACGAGAGAGCGGGTAGTCGTTTTTCTTTGGCCAATACGGGTCCGGCATGACGAGAACGAATTAGGAACAAATGCCCATTGCCGTCAAGGTGAGGCGAGCTCCCGCCAATGAAAAAGGCCCGACGCCTCGGGTGAAGCGACGGGCCTGTTACCTGAGCCACCTGGTCAGGGCGGGATGGTACTCGATACATTCCACCACGATCAGAATGCGGCGTCGTGGTTAATTCCGGATTAAGCTGCACCTTTTCGGCCGCACATAAAGGCGGCGGGTGATGACCTTGCCGGGAGGATGGTGCTTGGTCATGCGTGCTCCTTTCGCTGGTTATTGTGCTTGGCCTTTGACTGCCATCCAGATCAGGCCGAGGACGCCTGCCGTGACAATACCGATCGCGGTCATGAGGGATTGGCGCTTGATGGTTTCGGTCGATGTTCGCCAGCTTCGCAGATGCTGGAAATCCTTCTGAGCCTCCAGAGGATCATCCGCCTCGATCCCGATGCGGGTGAGTGTTTCCGTGACTGTTTCCGCCACGATCCGGCGAATATCAGCTTCGTTCATGGCGCCCCGGCCCTTCTGATGTTGCACTGTAAGGAAAAGGGAACCATTGCCGGGCTATGCACTTTGCCAGCCATCGGTGATCCCGCATTGATCATTGGTGGTCAGTCGGGCGCTGCTCCAACAGCTACCCGGCCCGCTTTAAGGCTGCGCCTCGCTCCATTCGCGAATGCCGTCGATCTGAGCGGCGCAGCGGCGCAAAGCGTCTTCGTTCGCGTCGCCACGCTTCACAAAATCTTCCGTCGTGGCCGGCCCGCCCTTCTTGCGCCATTGCTTGAGACAGGGCTGGATAAGCGCATCAGGAACCTTTTCCCGCACAATCTCTGTCTGGACCACGACGCGCGGATCAACGGTCGTACAACCTGCGAAGAGCATCAGGGACAGGAGCGCGCAGGTAATCGCGAACGGTTTCATCGGCGTCTTCCAGTTCGTTTCGGGATTCGGTGAGGTCAAGCAGTTCGGCGTTGGCATCGGCCAGCTTCTTCGCCAGTTCGGCCGTTAGCCTGTCATTGCGCTCTGCTTCGGCACGCAGGCGGCCGATTGCGGCTTGCTGGGCCTTGTTGACGGCTTCTGCCGTTTCCAGCGCTGCACTGGCTTTCGCCGCAGCGGCGCGCGCATCAAAGGCCTGGCCGCGATACCAGAGCGCGACGATGCCGAGAGCAAGGAAGGCAACCAGGATCAGCCCGGCGAGGATGAGGCGGAGTTGACCGAGCATCAATCTTCGCTCCTGACGGCCCGCATGCCGAGCGCGTGGCGCATGCCTTTGTGCCTCTCGTTCGCCCACGTCTGCGGCTGGAACTTAAAGTCGATCGGCAGGTCAGTCTGCGCCTTCAGCCAGTCGGAGATTGCCACCGTGTGGAGCAGCCATTTCAGGTCATGCTCGAATACACGTAGATCAGCCTGCGGAAACTCCCGCTGGAAGGCCTCATCATCGAGGATCATGACCACATCGACGTCGCGCCAGTCGGGGCGCTCGATCGCACTGCCGACGAGGTAGCAGCCGAAGGCCTCGCCATAGGCTTCGTTCAGATGCATGCAGGCAAGGTCGAGCTTGAAGACCGCCGGCACGCCGACATAGGAGGCTTTCTTGCGGGTCCCAGCCATCACCGCAGCCCCTCCAGGCACAGTTCGAGCTCGCCCATCCGGTTTGCATCGCCGAACTCACGGCGCTTCTTGAGGCCAAGGATGACCTTGCCGCCGGCGCGGTTGAACCACGTCATTGCATGGCAGGAGCCCTTGAAATCGCCGGCTCGCGCCCGTTTGGCGGCGGTAGACGAGCACGCCGCACCGACGCCAATATTGTAGGCCTCGTCCAGCATGGCTCCCTGCCAGCCGAGAGGAGCTTTGTCGAAGCCTCGAATGCATCGGGTCAACGGCTGGTGAAAATCATTCTCCAGCCGCTCCAGCAGCATTTCCTTGCACTCGGCATCGGTCTTCACCATGCCGGGCTTCACGCTCAGGGTTTCACCCGTGCAGATCGTCCAGACGCTGCCGAGCCGATCCCAATAGGCTTTGTTGACGGTGCCTTCCCATGGCTCGGTCAAATAGGTCGCTGTCATAGCGACCAGACCGATGATGGCACCGCTGGCCAGCGCCTTACGCGCGCGGGCGCTCATTCCTTCGGCTCCTTCGACAAACCCTCTTGCGCCACGACGCGGGCAAGGAGCGCAGCCGCAGCGACAAAGCCGGACGCTGCAGCGAACACACCGGACGGAAGATCGATGATGCCTTCCAGCATCGGCAGCGCGACTTCACCGCCAGACAGCAGCGCGGCAATGATGATGAGACGGACGGACCAGGCGCGCGTCAGCACCGCCCGCCAGTTCGATAGCAGGGTCATGTTCGGTTTCCTTTATTTTCTCGCTTGATCTTTCCTGTCGATTTCCCTATATTGTTTTTATCGCCTAAGGGAATTGGCCATTAGGTGGCAATGAGGAAACCTCAGATGATCTTCGAAACCTTCACCCAGAAAGAAATCGTCAAAGTTCTGGACCGCGCCGCTAACCGTTCAATGGTTCCGGCTACCGGCAAACAGACATGGTTCCTCGCCGGGTTGCTCTTGAAGACCGGCCAGGAGCAGGCAGAGCGTGAAATCCAGCCCTTCTTGCTCGGAGAATGCGCCCTCGACAAGCGCATGGCTTCCGATCTTATCGGTATGTTCAAGAATTGAAGGGAACGACGATGAACACTCCCGACCGTTTCGACATTCGCGTGCGCGAATACAATTTCGGCTCTGCCCCTCGCCTTGACGGTGAAACCGCATGGTATCGGGCCATGACCTCCGGCCCCGATAACAGGTTGATCGAGTCGCCCATCCGTTTTCGCAGGGCAATTGAGGCCGCGCAGGAGGCGGCCCGCATGGACTACGATCGCTGTGGCGGGGAACTGGCGAGCCGCAGCGCGATTGTCGCCACAGGTCACATCGGACCTCGCCCGGCTGGTACGCCGCGTCACCTCGTGCGCGTCTCCTACAGGCCGAGGTTCAGGTGAGAACCATTTCAGACGACATGCCGGCGCGTGGCCGGCCCGTAGTGCCGGCCAGCGTCATCACGCGCATGATAGAGATGCGCCGCGCCGGCGCCTCGATCCAACAAATCGCAGATGCCACGGCTGTAGCTAAATCGGCCGTGCATCGCCACGTCGCCAGCGTCAAGCGCGACAACCGGCTATTGCCGGCCCCTGCCCCGGAATGGCTGGGAGAGGCGCAAGCCATGCTTAGGGCCGGGATGACCGCGAACCAGATCGCGAAGGCACTCGGCCTTCATTCTTCGCGGGTATACCGAGTATTAAAGAAATTCTCTGCTTAGGCCGGGTTAAGCCTACCTCTTCCGAAGTAATTCGCGACATGGTTAAAACGCCGAAATCCGTTTGCGATCAGGCGGTTAGCTTTCCCGTGCCAAGTCGAACAAAGTTAACCCTTTGTTAAAACCGTTTGACAGCGAGCAAGCGTTAAGAATTAATTCACCACGACGAGAGGTTTCGTCGGGTGAATTGTAAAAGGGGGTTTTCCTTATGCGTAAGGTACTTGATATCGCGAAGCGCTTCCGCGACGATGAAGATGGCGCGGCAATGGTCGAGTATACGATCTTGCTGGGCATCATCACGGCCGTGGTCATCACGAGCGTCATCGCTGTCGGCACTTGGGTGGGCGGACAGTGGACATTCCTTCAAGGCAAACTTGAGTCGGTACCGGATCCTGTCTAATACTTCGAGCGCCATTAAGGCTTGAACCCCGAGCCGGCGCACGAGAATGGCGAGCTCCCCGCATTGGAACTGCTGGGCTCGCCATTTTCCTTTGAAGTAATTCCGAAGCTGCGATGGACAGGATCGTTATACCAGCACTCTATCTACTGACTGGCGTCGCACTCGGTGTGATGTCAGCCCTTTGGTATTACACACCAGCCGAGATCACATACAGTGATGGAAGGGTGCTAGCCCAATCGGATTAAAGCGAAAAAGTTCTTTCTTCGCCAACTCCCCATGCGGTCTGGCCCGTGACAGATCGCAACACATCCCACGCCGCACCGTCATTCGAGCCCTCAATGGTGAAGTCTTTCGGTGCCTGTGAAAAAACAGTGAAACCGTTACCTTGACGAGCCACCATCCTAAGCTCAACTGGTGCGGCGGAATTTCCGGTGCCGAGATCGTATTGCAGCCAGTGCGGAGGCGCGACATTGGCAGACAGCCACGACGTCGAGGATGTATTGCCGTCGAATGCGTTGGTGGCTCCCAATAGTTCGGTACTGCCAGAAGCCAAACCGCCCGTCGCAACCGATGGACCTCCGGCTGTTTCCGCCCAATAAAGTTCGGTAATACGGCTCTGGTTAGCGCCGTCATTGGCCGTGACACGGACCCGAAGATATCGGTAACCGACCGGCGTTTCGATCGACAGATCGCCGGCCATTGCGGATACGCCAGCGACCGCACCAGCAAACCGCCTTGTGATCGTTGGAGCGCCCGAGAAGGTCGACAGGCTGTCCACTGCGCCTGCCACGGCACGTTTGACCGATAGGCCACCCGCCAGAGCCGCACTGGACGCCATGTCACCGGCAAATCCGCCTGCCCGGAGATTGCCCTGCAGGGCCGACGACGCGGGAAGCGCACCGGCAAAGCCGCGCCTGATGCCGAGTGTTCCAGATACTGCACTGGCCGCCGCAATCGCAGCTTCCAGCTTGCGCGTGACGGCCATGCCACCGGACAGGCCAGACAGAGCGGCAAGCGTGCCCTCCATCGTGCCAGACGAATCCTCCGGCCATATCTTCGTGGCACCGAGATACAGCGCTTTAACCGGTGTCGAGCCGAGATAAAGCGCCTTGACCGGCTGACCGCCTACGCGCAACGGCATGGTTTAATCCAGGCTGATGGTGAGAGCGCCAGCGGCGAACTCGGCCGGATCGCCATTCAGCACCGGCTTCGCCACGGTGAGCGCGCCGGCCCCGATCATGTTGCCGAGCGTGGCGGCGTCATACAGCGCGAAATGCGTGAGATTGGCTCCGGCCAGCCAGTCGGCCGTCGCGGTCGGAAACGTCACGGCATTGGCGTTGGCGACAACACTCGGATCGGCCGTGGTTGCCGCTGCCCAATCCACCGCCGCAGTGGCGACACGCGCATAGCTGCCGGTTGATGGTTCGGTGACACCCGTTCCATCCTCAGCCGGCGCCGTGCTGGACAGCGCGACATAGATGGTCGGTGCGACTGCAAGCGCACCGAAATCGGAGGTCTTGCCGAACAGGCTGTTGAGCAGCGCCTTGGCGCAATAGGTCGAAAAGCTCATGAGAGCGGTCCTTTCGTTCAGATGATGACGTGGAGTGTTTGGGCGTCAGGCGTGACGAGCGCGTCGTAAGCGGCCTGGCTCATTGCCGCGATATTGGCGATCCCCGATCCCGACACGGCGGCACGGCGCACATTGACGCCGTCGGACACGAGCTGCGCCGTTGTGCCGGCGGCGGCGATTGGCGCCGTTAGGCTCTGCCCGGCGATCTGCACCGTGACGGGCTGGCCGGTGTCATTGAATACCGTGAAAGGCCCGCGTTCTTCCGCTGGAACCGAGAGCGTGAATGCGCCTGAAGGTGTCCCGGTCAGAAGGAAATACGAGCCCTCCCAAAACTCGGCCGAGGTCAGAGAGCCAGACGTGCCGGTAAGCGCCTTGCTGACGAAACCGAAAGCGGCACTCTCGATCCGGTTGTCGCGGTTGTTGATGGTGGTGACGCCATTCGACACCTGTCCTGTCGCAACCGGGACCGATTGCGGTATCTTCTGCTCAATTGTCATTGATGGCCCCTAAAGCGTGGCGGTTTTCTCGGCCATGGCGCCGCGACCGACCGCAGCGCTGATCTGATGGACGCGAAATTTCAGGCTGGCGGGCATCGTGCCCCAATCGGCGGTGATGTCGGCTGCGGCATAGGTCTTCGCATTGGTCGCGGCGGTCAGCGTGCGTTTCACTGTCGACCCGTCTATGATGTCGATCTCGAACGACAGGCTGGCTTCGCCGCTGTCCGGGCTGCTTTCGAAGAACTCCCATGCGGAACGCCGCGAACGGTGATCCCAGCCAAGCACGATATCCGATCCGCTGATCTGCGCCGAAAGGTTGACCGGCGCATAAGGCGTCTCCGCAGCGCCCGAAACCACATGCGGCAGGACAACACCGCCGGCCGGATCGGCATTGAGCCCGATCGCCTTGTAATAGCGGGTCTGGTCGAGGTCGCTGACCGGATGGTTGAGCCGATGGACCCAATCCGGCGAATGAAGGATGAAGTAATCCCCTGCCACATGACTTCCGGCATGGACTTCGCTGCCGCGATAGCCGCGCACCGTCAGGCCCGACAGCGTATAGGTGCCGTCGCCGTTATCAGTGACGATTCTGAAGCCGATGCCCTCCCAGCGGCCGTCCCTGCCGATCCAGGCGAGGTTCGCCCCCTCCAGCACTTCCGCTTCCGTCTTGCTGACCAGCAGCGCGATATCACCGCTCACTGGGCGAACGGTGACGGTTGAAACCTCATCGCTGCAGAACAGCGCCGCCGGCGCCGGCAAGGCCGTGGTGCAGATGGCAATGAGACCATCGTGCGGTGCCTGATCTATCTGTGCCGTGAGCCCGCTTGCCGTCTCTCCCCGATAGAGGACGCCACCGCCCCAGTTGTCCTGCCCGCGAGCCGCTATGACGCCATACTGCACCAGCCCGGCCCCGCCGAGGTCATCGGAATACCGGACCAGCGGGATATCGAGGTGGATATACTGCGTCTGCAGCGTGACCGTGGCGAGACCGAATGGCGTCAACGATACCGCTTCAACGGTCGTCGAAACATCGATCTGGAAGTCGCGCGCCTCGATCTCCAGCACCATGGAGCGCGGATCCAGCACCACGCTTTCGACCTGGACGGTGAATGTGGTAGACCCGCTCGGCACCGTAAGCACATCACCCGGCACGAATGTCGGCTTGCCCGTTACCGAGAACGAATGCTCCCGCCGCCTCTGCTGGAGATCGAAGAACTTTTCCGCGACGAACCGCGCCGCATCTGCATCGGGCAGAACCAGCGGTGTCGATAGCTTCACCGCCGTTTGCGAATTGGTGATTGCCGGCATGGTGAAGGATACCGGCATTGCCTGATAGCCGCCCTCCTTGGAGATGTATTCCAGTTCAAGTCTGGCCGGCGTCCTTATGTCAGCCTCGTCGGTTGTTTCGACCGCAGCATCCTTGCCGGGCACGAGATCATCCAGCGTCAGCGCTGCATCGGCGACGAAACCGCCGTCGGTCGGCGCCTTCTTGAAGTAGAAGCCCGAGCCGGTGTCCGAAAAGCTAAAATTGTAGATGTCGGCGAGTGCCTGCACCGCCGAGCGGATCGGCCCGTCATTGTGGAAGACGTAGCCGTAGACGGTGAGCCCGGAGAACCCTTCGAAGATCAGTTCGTCGGGGCTGTAGCCGCCCAGCGACATGATGTCGGTGAGCATCGACTGCAGAGAGATCGCGCCGGGGATGGTGTTGGGCAGCGCGTACACCGTCCACTTCGTATCCCCGAAGCCATGAATATGAGAAAAGCGGCTCTGATCGAAGAATCCGATGTTGAAGCCAGAGAGATCGTTATCCGCAAACAGGCTGATCGACCGTGCCGCAATGTCCAGCCGATACACGTCCGACCCACCGTCGAACATGAGCACGCTGCCCGAGCGCGGGAATAGGTTCTTGGTGTAGGTGTTTTCGCCAAAGAAATACGGCACGGCCGGCGTCAGGTTATTGAGGATCGCACCGGTATCGACATTGACATATCGAATGTTGTGCGTGCCACCGATCGTCTCGGCAACGATCAGGTATCCGGTTTGAGAGTCATAATGGAGACCCGTCAACGTCCCGTTCGGGGTGAAGACGATATCGGTTGCCCACTGGTCACCATCAAAGGTGACTTCATGGACGCCATCAGACCGCGCGACGAAAAACGACTGGCTTCCACTCAGCGACCGGCCAACCGATGCTTGGATGAAGCCGAATGAACTGAGCCGCGTCGCCTCTATCGTCCCGGCCGTCAGATCGTTGACTGCGAATATGCCACTGAAACCACCGCTGGCATCACGGTCAAACCCAGCCATGAGCCATTTGTTTTCGAACCGGGCACTTTCGACCCAATCAATGGACTCGCTGGCATCCTCGCGCCATTCAGCTACGATCTCGCCGGTCAGCGTGTCATAGACCCTTGTGGGTGACGCAGCTTCGGAACCGACCGCCAGCCGAACAACGAGATATCCCGATCCTGGCAAGGCCTGGGCAAACGGCGTGCCGCTCACATAATCCGATGAATCCGCCAGCGGGACGCGATAGCGTTCGGAATGCGTCTCGATGTCCAGAACAACCAGATAGACCGATGAAATGCCCGCGATCTCGGTCCCGGTGAGCAGCTGGTAGATCACGCCGTCGATAGGATCATAGGCGGACTGATACCCGGCGGAATACTGGTCCATGGAACTGGGCGCTTGTCCGGTCCATGCGACCACCTGATTTCCACCGCTGGCCGTCGCCGCATTGGAGGTCACCGCCTTGACGCTGGGTGCCTGGTCGGCCTCATAGCCGTCCAGATAGATCATGACGAAATTCTGCCAGGACCCCGCATTCACTCCGATGACCCCGGCTGCAATGGGATCGACCGTCGTCTGCCGGCCGCCATAAAACCGGAACGTCTCACTGGCACCGATGCCATTTTCAGCATCGAACACGACCTCGTCATCGACCTCGAGCCGCACGAGCTCATAGCCGCGCTCGAACGGATCGTAGGCCAGCAGATAGCCGAGCGCCGCCACGGTTTCAGTCGTGGTGATCGGCACCTGCTTTGTGCTGGGGCCGAAACCGGAGGTCAGGCCATTCCATTCGGCCGGCACGGTTTCATAGCCGGTGACCTTGGAGACGGTACGGGCCCCACCGATGACCGGGATGCCGTCAACCTTGCCCGTCCCGATGACGATCGGGATCTGCCTTCCCAGCGCCTTCCCGGCAAAGGGTTGCGCCGGCGACGGGGCCGCGGGCTCCTCTACAGGTGGCGCACTGACGGCAAAACCGCCCCATGACGGCTTCTTGAAGCCGATGCCTTGGGCAAACCAGACCGACGACATCAGCCTGCACCCAGCATGTCACCCGGCGTCTTGTCGAAGCCGCCGAACCGGTTTTCGTTGTTGTAGAAGGCGCATGCCGGTCGCGTCAGGGCACACCCGGCATGGATGCTGAATGCATCACCCGGCTCGATATCGAACGGAAAGCCGGTCACCAGCTCCACCATGCCTGTGCCTGCAATCCAGTTCCTGACCTGACGTTTCGCCCCGGCATTGGCCCCTGACGTGAAGGTGATCGAGCCATGCAGGAAGTTGAGCCCGGATGGATTCGATACCGTGATGGTGAACCGGCTGCGGCTGATCACGGTCGCAACCGTGCCGGTTACCGTATAGGGCGCCAGGTTGACGCCGCAGCGAGGTCCGCCGAATTCGAACGGGCATTTTGTCTGAACGGTCAGCAACACGAGATCGGCCAATGCATCGGCCTTGGTGACGACCTCGATCCTGCCAGCCAGACGGTCGGTATAATCGGTCAGGCCGATGAAGCCCTGAACGATGACCTCACGGTCGACCGGATTGGTGAAATCGGCAATCCAGACTGTGACGGTTGCACCGCGCCAGGCACCAGCCTTGACATGATCGGTATAGATCGGGCCGTCTCCGTCGAACGGCAGCGCGATATCGAGCCCGGCCGGGTTGCCGCCATTTTGTATCGAGATCCGCGTCACGTCGAAGCCTGGTGAAGCTTCGAACACATCCGCGCCAACGGTCATTGTCGCATCATGATTGGTGAGCCGGACAATGGGCGTGATGCCGTTATCCAACTCGATCAGGTAGCAGCGCGTGACCTCTTCGCCGGCCAGCATGGCGGTGAGGGTCGGTGACCACGACCTCACGGGATCACCTCGACGGCCTGAATATCATCCACGTTCAAAAGCTGAGGCGTGGCGAACGGGATCGAGGCCATGAACTCGTCACCATCAAACCGCACTGGCACGTAGAATTCGAAGGAGGCGGTGACGACCTGGCCGACGCTCGGCGCGGAGACGAAGCTGATCAGGCCGGTTGCCCCCACCGTGTAATGCGTGGTTTCCGTCTGTGGCAGGTCGTCCAGAAACACGGTCAGCGTGCCGGCTTTGATGTGCCGGATCACGCGCACGTAGGGATTGACGCCAGCCGAATAGGTCTTGACGATCTGGAAATCGGTGGCCGTGCCGTCACCGATACCCAGCGGTTCGCTAACCGCGGAGAAATCCGCCCAGTCCTTCAAGAGCCACGCCTTGAGGTCGCCGCGGCGGTCGAACCAGAAACCGCGCAACTCGTCGATCAGGTCGCGCTTCCGATTTTCTTGAGACCAACTATAGCGGTGTATGGCAATTGCACGGTTCTGCAAACGCCGTTCCCGACCGGTGATCGCCGAAACCTTGTCAGTTGAGAAGGTCGGCCCGCCACGGAAGCCGAGCGCGACCCGCTCCGACAGGATGACATTATCGACCATGGTAGGCCCTCATGCCTGCATTGACGCCACGGGCAGCAGCTTGCGACATCTCTGCCCGGCTCTGCGGTGACAGACGTCCATCGCTCTGCGTCGTGACGTTGAGATTGATATTGACCTCGATCGGACGCTGATCGCCGCCGCTCATCGCGTCCGACACCGCCCTGCGCTGTTCTGGCGTGAACACGCCCACGGCCTCATCAGGTCGCTTGAAGAACTCGACGCGTTGCGTATCGCCAGGCGAGATAAAGCCGCCCGTCGCGAAGCCCATGCCGCGAACATTGCCATAAACAGCGTAATTGGCGATCTGGCGTGGCCCCATGGCGAGCGCATCGATACCGAGCCGGCTGCTTGCCCCCAAGGCTGCATAATTCGCCCGCGCCGCCTCATAGGCAGCCAGCCAGGCGGCGTCATCTCGTGTCCGATCGGCTGCACCCGATGACGATCCGCCGGACGATGACCGTGCAAAGGAAGACGCCGCGCCGTCCATGTCTTCCAATGCACCGAAGGTCTTGCGGGTATTTCCCTCGATGTTGAGCAGCGTCGTGTAGACGCGATCATGCTCCCGCGTCGAACCGGCCGGCGACAATGCGTTGCCGATCGCGCCCATCTGGTCACGGCGGAAGATGCCAACCGCTTCCTCCGGGCTCTTGAAAAACTCCACCTTCTGAGTGTCGCCAGGATGGATGAAGCCGCCTGATGCGAAGCCGCGAACGACCGGAGGATATGGATTCCCAGTCTCCGCCCGGTTCTTGCGATAGGCTTCCTGGTACATCTCGGCCGTGACCGGCACATTGGAGGTGATGACCGGTGACTTGTGTTCCGATCTGAAGACGTTCACCGTCTTGCCACCGCCGACGTCATATTGTGTCTGGGAAAAGCCGTTCTCGAAACCGGTCCCGCCATAGCGCGTCACGCCGACCGTGCTGCTGGCGCCGCCGGCGCTCGGCACGTCATAATCGGAGCGGGACGCACCGCCGCCTGCATTTACCGTCTTGATGGTGATTGTGACAGTTCGGTCGGGAATGCTCTTTATGGCTTTCGACAGGCTATCGACATGTGATTCCGCGCGCCGTGTTTCGACCTGCAGAGCGACAAAGCGGTTGAGAACACGATTGACCTCCGCTTCCGTGGCTCCGGTCGCGATAAGGCTCGCTCGCGCATCCTCGATCGCCGCCTTCACCTGCTGCGAGGAAATGCTGGCACCCGACAAAGAGCGCGTCACGCCGTCCAGCGCGGCTTCTGCATCACGGATCAGCCCAGCGTCGCCGGCAATCACGCTCCCGAGCGAAAAACCTTCGGCTGCGGATTTCAGATCATCCAGCCGCGCCTTTGCCGCAGAAAGCTCCTCATTCCGCGCGATAAACTCGGAAATGCCGTCAAGTTTGGCCGAGCGCATCGCCTCGCTGACATTGATGATGCTGCCCGCCACTGACTGCGCCGAACTGGCGAATTGCGGTGCGGCTCGGGTGAATGAGCCCAAGCCTTTCAGCGAGGTATCCCAGAACGCATCAAAGCGATCTATATCTTCTGGCCGCGGCGTCGGGATCGGCACATTCGCACCGGCTTCCCGGTTTTCGATGCGGCGCAGCGCATCCTGATAGGCTGCAAAAGCATCGTCTTTTGCCTCACGGCCGGAAGCCTTGGCCGTTGCGCGGCGGTAGCTTTCCAAGGCCTGTTCACGATCGCTGAGCGACGGCAATGCGATCTTGTTGAGCGCGTCGATCTCTTTCCGGAAATCAGTAAACCGCTTGGCGTTGCGGGTCGCGGCCTCACCGAGTGAATCGATCTCGCCCAGCGCTTTCTGAGCGGACAGGCCGTCGATTGCATCCTGGCTTTCGACGATTGACCGGGCCAAGGCGCGCTGATCTTCCGTCGCTCTTGGGTCGATCTGGAACTTCGACCATGTGTCGATGAACTCTTTGACCTTCGGCGTGCCCGCCGCGATTGAACGCTCCAACTCATCGACTGAAGCGCGCATATCAGCAAAGAGAGGCGTGGCCGGGCCGAACTCGCTCGCCGACCGCCCAAGCAGATCGCGCAACAATGATGTTGCCGAACCTCGCAGGGCACCGCCAAAGTCTTCAGCTGCAGCAGCCTTACGGGCAGCCTCCATTGCGCGGGTTTCGGCGATATAGCCTTGGGCGCCCTCGGCCGCCTCGCCATACCTGTCCTTCAGGCTGGCAATCAGATCGCCGTGCTGCTTCAGCAGTTCGTTGACGTTCGAAATATCCTCTTCCGAGTTGAAAAAATACTGGATGGCCGCAGCGGTCAGACCGGTCAGGCCGAGCGTGACAAGGCTGACCGGGCTGATCAGCGATAGGAATGCCGAGCCCAAGGTGCGAACCGCACCGGCCGCCCCCATGGGGCCAAGCACCGCTTGCAACTGCGTACCCTGCTGCAGGGCAATCTGCAGTGGGCTCATCCCCATCGCCGAGGTAACAGCGATATCCTGGAACTGCGCGGCAATGTTGGCCGTGGCAAAGCCTGAGCCGAACTGCAAACCAGTCGCTGACCTGTTCATGTTCACACTAGCAAGCCGCTGCGTTGCCGAGGCGGCCTGATTGGCCGCTATGGTCTGGGCGGCCAGACGTGTATTGAAGGCAGCAACTGCCTGCGACAGCGAATGATAGCCTTGTTCAGCCAGATCGGTGGCATTTGCAGTCATGCCGAAACGCTTGTTCATGCCGGCAAGAATGGCATCGGCCTGCGCCATCGTCGCCTTGCCGGAATCCAGCGCACGTCCGAGCTGACGCAGACCGCGCTGGAACTGCTCTTCCGAGCGGTAGCCTTCAACATACTGTCGTGACAGCCGCGCCAGCACGTCGCCGGACGTGCTGATCTTGGCATCAGTAGCGGCGACAGCCTGTCCGACTGCCGCACTGCCTGCAGCGCCCACCTTGTCGGCAGCCGCCTTGGCATTCATCCCCGCGACATATTTCGAGGCATCCATCTCCGCCATGACGCGGAGGCTGGAAAGTTGAACTGTCACTTGTCAGCCTCCCTTTTCTTCGCCTCTTCGGCCACGAATTGCAGCCATTCGGCATCGATTGCGGTCATGAAGGTGAGGAACCGGTCGAAGGCTTCGCCCTCGATACAGTAGCGGCGCGCATAGGCGTCGATGGCAAGAAACGAGATCGCAGTCTCGCCGCCGAACGCGCCATATTGGCGGTCAAAGCGCAGCGCCTCGAAGGCCCGCCAGTAGAAATCGTGCCAGAGTTCGGCCTTCGCTTCGTCCGGTCGAGCCTGGACCTTGATGAACTGCGCTTCTGCCGGGTTTTCGGCAGCCAGCTTCTTTAACCAGTTGTTCGGGCCTTCACCGGTCAGACGCCAGCGGAAGGCCCTTCGGAGTTTTTTGCCGCATCCTTGACGAATTCGACGTTGCGCTTGCCGACACGGCCGGCGCACCAATAGATCATCGAGCGAAGCACCCGATGCTCTTCCGCCGCCGTGACCGTGGCTGCAACTTCTGGCGAATAGGTGACGTCGAGGCCACGCCAGCCCAGAAGCAGATGCTCAACCGCAAGCTTTCCCTCGATCTGCGCCGCAATATCGGCAGGCACATCGTCCTTTGGATAGTCCTTTTTCAGGCGTTCAAGCTCAGCCTGTCGCGCCGTCACATAGGGCGGGTAGTTGGTGGAGCGGACATGGAAAGCGAGGCCCGGAAGCGACGTCAGTTCCATCGGCTTTTCCGGGTTGAGGCCGTGCCATTCTTTCGGCTCGATCCATTCGCCGTCGCGTTCCTTGGTGAGGTCAGCCGCAAGGCTGCCAAGCTTGATCGTCATGATATGTCCTTTGTCGGAAGGGGTGGCAGGCGGCGTCCGACAACACCGCCCGCCATTGCGCGCAATTGCAGCCCTGTGGCGGCAGGGATCAGGCTTCGAAGTATTCGAGGCGATCGAAGATCAGCTGCGCATTGGTGAGCTCGTCCACCGACACCATGCCGGTGAGCGGCAGCATCACGTCGCTGTTCTTCTGACCGGCGGAAGGAGACCCACCGGTATAGGTCACGCGCGGCAGCGCCATGATCAGCGCCTGGCTGTTCTTGGTCACCCGCGCATTGACGTTGCTGGGCGTGCCGGCCAGCAGCTTGGCCAGCATCGCGTTGTCGCCGAAATAGGTTTCCAGCGTCAGCTCGACCGTCAGATCGCCGACGCCGATATCGACCGCGCCGACATTGCCGACGGCCGAGATCATACGCAGATTGTTGTTTGCCCTGAGCTGCAGCGACCTGATCCAGTTCGGTGAAGCGACGGTAGCGCCGGCCTCGGCAATGCGACCAACATTGACGTTGGCCGACATGATCGCATTGGTGGTAGCGGCCTCGGGCGCATCATCCAGAGAGGTGGTCGACTGCTCACCGGTCATGCCGCTGATGGTGAACGAGCCGGAAATCACCTGCTCTGAGGTGAAGTTCATTTCCGCCTGCGCCACCACCATGCCGCGCTGCGCGATATAGGTCGGTGTCGTCTGGCCCATGAAGCCACGCTCGATCGTCAGCGAGGTTCGGGTGACGCCATTCTTGACCTGATCACCGGCAAAGACACGAATGGTCTTGCCCGTGCCGACATCCGCCGCCCAGCCGGTGGGCAGGTTGTCGAGAGTGAGCTTTCCGGCTGCAATGGCTGTGACCCGCGCGAAACCGTTGCAGGCCTCTGTGGCGAAACGATAGGCCGCGCCAGTGCCGCCGATCTTGATCCACTGACCGACCGACAGGCCGAGCGTGGTGAAGTCGAGCGCAGTGGAGCCGAGACCATCCGCCAGCGCCGTGATGTCGGCGGCTGCACCCTCAAAGCCAACCACCTTGACGCGTGCCGCAGCTGCCGGCGCCGCCTCAGCGACATAGCCCGCGCCGGCAGCAACCAGAGAGGTTGCCCCGCCCGTCGTTACCCTGGCCAGTTTATTGTTGGCGGAAGTGGTGAAACCGGTGGTGCGCACCAAATGCCCGACAACAAAGGCTGCGCCGGTCGTGAACTCGATCGTATCCGCCACCGTGCCGATATCGGTGATGACGCTGTCTGCTGTGCCGTCATTGTCGCGCAGCGGCAAGTTAACCCATGGATTGAACATGAGCGACCGGATGAAATCCGACATCGGGCTGTCATCGACCGGGAACGACAGCTCGAAGTTGATCGCGCCCTGGTTCGTCTCATTGATCTTGACCGGGTCGGCATTCATGCGGTCGTCGCGGATTTCCTGCGACTGCACGAACTGAGGTGCATATTGCAAGGATTCGCCGGTCAGGCGCGCGGTGCGCATGCGGGGAGTGGTGGGTGTTTCGCCAAGCGAGGTTTCGCGCACAGTTGTGACGCGGATGCGATTTGCGTCCGTCATGGTCTTCGCTCCAGTTTCGGTAGATCAGCCGGCTTTGGCTGGTTTCTTCAGTTTCGGTGCTTTCGGCGCACCGATGAATTTCCGCACCATGAGGCCGGCAAAGCTGTGCGGAGAAAGGTCGTCAGTTTCGGACACATGGTCGCCAGCCTTGAAGCGGCGCAGGGTCGACTTGAACGGTTTGAGGACAATCATTGATCGCGCTCCCAATCTATGGTGACGGTCATCCGCCAGTAATTTCCATCGCCGATGCCCGGCTCACCCGCTCCGATGGAGGACCTGCCGAAAGTCAGCGTGCCGATGTCGAGGCCACGGAAAAGGCTCGCCAGCTGCTCGGCATAGGCGCGGGCCTGCCCAGTGCCGATGTCGCGCTCGGTCATGACGTTGATGTAAATTTGGCCTGTCTCTCGCCAGAGATTGGCGTCACGACCGTCGGCACCGATCGAAGCCTGCTCGAAAGTGTCGCCAAACACCTCAACAAAGACCCAATGCGCCGGCTGATCAGGCAGATCGTGCGGTTCGTTCTCAAAGACGAGCGGGGTCGCTGTCCATTGAGCTTTCAAATACTGCTCAATGGTGTTGAATGCGGTGGCGCTGGACATGTCAGACCATGTTGATGACGATGGCAGGATAGGTGATTGGCTGACCGGCGGCCGTGTCTTTACGGCCAGCTAGAACGGCTCGACCGGCGCGGAAAGCGGCCGACTTGGCATTCTGTGCCGCAAGTCGGATCGGTCCCGAGCCTTTCAGGATGTAAGGCATCATCGGATGGACACCGCCGCCAACGTTGAGGAACCGGGTTTCGAACCGGAAAGCCTCCCGAAAGCGCCGGGCCATGACATTCTTGGTGCCATCGAACAGCCGGCGTTTCGGGATGCCCAGCCGCCCGACTTCGGCCTTGCGCACATAAGGCTGAAAATTGGTGATGAGCACTTCTGCATCCGCCGGGATCGCGCTGAACTCGCTCACGATCTGCCCGCCGACGACAACAATGAACGATGATGCGAACCGTCCAGAGCGGCGCGGTGCGCGCTTCTGCAACTCGGCAAGCGCGGCGTTGATGACCAGTGGCCAGTTCGAGAACACGTACAGGATCGGCCCAGGCGCAACGACCGATTCTTCGACCGCACCAAGCCGGCCATTGACGAACCGCTCATATTGAGGCGAGGAACCGCCGGCGATCGCTTTAGCCAATTCCTCTTTGGCGAATTTGGCCAGTTCACGGGATATCGCCTCCGGCTCAAGCCCGGCCGTCGCCACCTTCAGATCACGCTCGAAGAATTCGAAGCCGGTAGCCATCAGCCGCAAAGCCCCAGCATCGAACACCACAGCCAAACCGCGTCCGGATGCTTAAGCTGCACGAGAACTATCTGCGTCAGAGCGGTGAAGATCGCTGCTAACATCACATAGAGAACGTTGCGCATCAGCCTGTCACCAGCAGAGTGATGCGCACCAGCGTGTCATGCACGAAGATCGGCTTCGGCAGTTCGACGTTGCGCTCGCGGCCTTGGATGACGACCTTGTCGCCCTTCTTCAGCGGCAGGAGCGCGGCAAGTCCCGTCGGGCTCAGAACCACAGTCGATGCGGTCATATCGATCCCCCCGACAAGTTCCTCAGCCTTGATGGCGCGAACGAGTGCCGACACGTTCGATATGTCGGTTTTCGGTCGCGGTGAGCCTGACGAGGCGGTATAGCGGCGCATGACGACTTTCTCGCCATGCGCGGCAAGCTGCCGATCGAGCATTGCAATGGCGCGAGCTGGTGTCATCAGATGCCCACCCGCCAATATGGAGTGAGAAGAGCGTCAACCGCAAAATTCTTGCTCATACTGCCTTGGAAATATTCGAATGTTCCAACGCCATCGACTGTTTCTCGTTTCAGGGCACCCGCGACATTTCCGGCCACGAACATATCGCGGACGATGAGGATGATTGCTGTTTTGATCGCTGCCGGGACCTCGCTCGCCGCGACGCCTGCAACGTAGGTGACGCTGACAGCATCCGGCCGAGAATAGACCGATGGCCACGATTGACCGGGCTTCAGATCGACATAGGCGCCGCGCGCATCGGTGAAATGCGTGTAGACCGTATCGGCGAGCGTCTGCACTGCATTGTCGCCGTCGAAATACTCGATCTTGGTAATCGACGCGACCGGCCCGAGCGGCAGCCGCAGACAGCCGAAGCCGGCAAAATCCTGCCGCCAGGTCTGGGTGACAAGCGCCCGCCCGAGAATGCCGGACCAGCCGTCAAGATGATCGACCGCCGCCGCTATCAGCGACGTGATCAGCGTATCGTCATCATTGTGATCGACGCGCAATTGCGCCTTAGCCTCAGCGAGCGAGACAGGCGTTGCGGCCGGCGAAGCGATGCGGACGGGTGCGAGCATAGGAACCTCAGCAGGGAGGAAGGAGCGGCGCGAGCGCCGCCCCTGTCAGTCTCAGGCTACGGGCGCGTCGTAGGGGTGACCGCGCGCGATGACGATGCCGGCGGCGATAGACGTGCCACTGTTTTTCGTCACGACAGTGCGAAGATAACGCTTCGAGCCCTTGTAGCCGACCTTGTAGACGCTGTTCTGCGCCAGAGTGGCCGGGAACGAACCCAGCAGATCGGCATCAGTCACGTCGACAAAGTCGCCGCCAGTCGTGGTGTCGGAGTGCTGGAGCTTCGCCGTATAGTCGCCAGCGCCCGCAACCGCGCCGGTATTGATGATGACCAGGGCCGAATTGAAGCCCTGAAGATCGATCGGCGTTGCGCCGGTATCGGTCGCGGCCAGAACCTGCGGCACAAGCGCAGCCACAAGGCCGAAATCAGAATAGGTGTCCTTCATCGGACTGTCCTTTCATGAATGGAAATCGGGGAGGAAGCGGGCGACCGGAGCCGCCCACAAGATGGATCAGGAAGCCGCAATCTTCAGCATCTTCATGGCTTCGAAGTTCACCATGCCGCCGCCTACGCGCTTGGTGGTGTAGAACAGCACGTTGGGTTTCGAGGTGTACGGGTCGCGCAGCACACGGATGCCAACACGATCGACGATCAGGTAGGCACGCTGGAAGTTGCCGAAGGCGACCGGGAAGTTGCCCGCGCCAACCGCCGGCATGTTGTCGTCGGTGTGGACCGGCTTGCCGAGGATGGTGCCGACTTCTGCCGTACCCGAAGGCGGATTCCAGATGTAGGCACCCTGCGCATCCTTGAACTTGCGCACGGTTGCCATGACCGCATCAGACATCAGCCATGCCGCGCCGTTCCGATAACCGGACTTCAGCGCATAATAGAGGTCGATCAGCGCATCGGCCGGATTGGCCGATGCTGTCGGTGCGACAAAGCCATCAGCCTTGCCGGAGACGACAAACCCGATCTTGCCCCAGGCATAGTCGGCATTCGCCACCATGTCATAGGACAGAACACCGCGAGGCTTGTTCACACCGTCACCGGAAGCGAAGGCGGCTCCCTCCTTTTCGGCGAACTCGATGGACACCTCATCAGCGAGCCAAGCGGCAACGTCGATACGGCTGTCATCAAGCGCCTTTTGCGTCGTGGCCGGCATGGCGTAGATCTCGCCGGTATTGATGGCGATCTCACGCAGTGTTGGCGTCGAGGTCTGGGCGCGGGCATCTTCCTCGCCGACCCAGCCCGACGTTGCGCCACCCATATTGACGAGCTTCTTGTATGTATCGGTCGAGATGTTGATGACGCGCGACAGCGAGCGGATCGTGGACACCGTTCCGAGAACGCGGTCAATGCCCGCTTCCGTCTCTTCCGGCACCAGATAGCCGCCGTCCGGATCCGACTGCGTGGTCAGCTTGGCCTTGACTTCGAGGTCAGCAAGGCCAGCATCGACGCCCTTGCGGAAAAAGCGGTCGAATGCCTGGGCATGCTCAGCCTTGTCTGGGTCTCGGTCGCCGCCGGCGCCGCCAACCTTGAGGGCCGCCAGCGCGACATTCGTTTCATCGATGGCCTTCTGGAGCTGGGTCAGCTCGGCATTGATGCGCTCGACCTTCTCGGTCTGCACCACATCTTCCTGGCCCTTCTTCAAATCGGCAATGACCTTGTCGTTTTCGGCCTTGAAGGTCTCAAAGGTCTGCTTCAGCTCGTTCAGAATGGCAGCGGCATTGCCACCGTCATTGCGAATGGCGACGAGGCCGCGAGCTCGTGAGTTCAACGGAATCATCGCCCCCATCGCCGTCACCACGTCAGGATAGTTCCCGAGGAGATGCAGTATGGGATTGTAGTCGATCGGAGCAGCGGCCGCGAAGGACACGCCAAGGAGCACCATCGCCATTGCGGCGATGCAAAGAGACACGATCTTCATCGTGGTTTCCTTTCAGGATTTGAGGATGTTGATGAACTGCCTGGCGGCAGCCTCCAAGCCTGCATCACGCGCGGCGGGGTTGCGGCTTGCATCACGCTGGGCCGCCGAAACGCCCATCTCCATAAGGAGTTCTGAGCGCTTATCACGAGTGAAGCCTGCACGGGCAAGCGCGGCTTCTGTCTGCCGGCGAGCCATCAGACCCCGGTCCATATTCTTTGCTTCGCCGGATCCTGTATCCAGACCATCATCGACGACATCGGCAAAACCGTTCTTCACGGTCTCGGACGGTCCCATGAAGGTCTCGGCGTCCATCAGCTTTTCGATATCGGCGCGCTTCATGCCAGTGCGCGCCTCATAAATATCGACAATGGCGCTGTCGAATCCGTCGAACAGGTCGGCCGCTTCACGCATATCGTGGCGGTTGCCTATGACCACGCCCCACGCGTTGTGCACCATCATGAATGTGCCGAGGCCCATGCGGATTTCATCACCAGCCATGGCAATGATCGACGCCGCCGACGCCGCCCAGCCCAACACCTCTACAGTCACCTTGGCCTTGTGGGCGCGCAGCAGGTTGTAGATCGCGATGCCCTCGAACATATCGCCGCCAGGCGAATTGATCTTGACCGTCACATCCTTGTCGCCGATCGACCGAAGCGCTGCGGCAATACGCTTTGCCGTCACGCCGCCGCCCGTCCACCAATCCTCACCGATCACCTCGAACATGGTGATGGTGTTGTCGTCGGTGTCACCGGCGGCAAGCGGGGTCTCCGCCCACTTTGCCAGGACGTCGCTCGGTGCATCCCACTGAAAGTTCTGCGGGCGCTGGAATGTCTTCGCCTCAGGCAGCTGTCGCAGGCTCATCGCCGTCATCCTTCTCTTTCTTGTCGCCACCGGCCGTATTCGGCGGCGGATAGAAAATGTCACCGTCATCGCGAGGGTTGAGGTCTTCGAGCGCCCGGATCTCATTCGGGCTCATGACGCCCCACTGAAGCGCCTTCACGTGCGCTTCCCAGCGGACCTTGATGTCACCCTTAACCAGTGCCGCGCGATTGAAGCGGGCGTAGATGTCGTTGTCATTGTCGGCAACGAGGTCGCGGTTGATCGTCTCTTCCCAAGTTGTCAGATCGTCTTCAGCGCTGAAGGTAACGAAGCCCTGCGTTTGCGAATCGATGCCAGTGCCCCAGCTCGTCGACTTTTCGGTGTCGCCTATCATGTGCGGCGGCACGCCGAAGAACATTGCAATATCGGACCGCGAGAACTTGCGGCTTTCGATCCACTGCGCATCCTCAGACGTCATGGCGATCTGCTCGGTGCTCATTCCCTCCTCAAGGATAAGCGCCTTGCCCTCGCTCTCGCCGCCCGACCGATAGTCGTCGAGGCTGGCCTTCAGGAATTCCAGGCCTTCCTTGCCCAGCTTTTCGGGGTGCTTCAGCACCATCGAAACGCGGGCGCCGTTTCTGAACATCGCCGCGCCATGTTCCTCCATCACCAGCGACAGGCCGATTGTTTCGCGCGCGTAGGCGATGACGGAAACGCCATGCACACCGTCGAGCGTGAGCCCAACGAGGTGGAAAACCTCTCCCTGTGCCAGCTTGACCTTACGGCCATCCTTGCGGGTGTAAGTGTATTCGAGCGCGAGATCGTCGAGCTGTTTGCACTCGACCCGATCCGGATGAAGCGGGATCAATTCCTTCACTTCACCGCGAGATCGGACGATCATTGCGTAGGCGTTGCCCCTCAACAGGAGGTGCGCTGTCAGCATCCGCTTGAACTGCGACGGCGTCTGCCACCTGTTCGGTCGGCGGCGGAAAATCGACCAGAGCGGATGATCAGACGCATCCTTGCGCGTCCGGTCGTCTACGCGACGCTTGATGTGAAGCGGCATGTTGGCGACGACGCCCGAGCGGATCCGCACACAGGCATAGACCGCCGCGACCCTCATCGCCTTATCAGGCGTCACCATTGCGCCCGATGTCGTCAGGCTGCCGGCGCGAAGAGCCTCTTCCAGTTGCTGCGGCGTGTTGATGACAATGCCACCGCCAGCATTCTGGAAAGACGCACGAGGTTGTGCCGGCGAGCGTCGCTCGCCGAATATGCGCGTCCATAGGCTCATGGATTCCCCTATGCTACCAGCAGACCGCGTTCGCGATAGACCGAGTTACCGAAGGCTTCCGGATTCCAGCTCATCAGGATCGCCGCACACAGCATGGCGATCACCGGGTCGATCTTGGTCCGGCCGGCGGCCTGTTTCGTGGCCATGTTGCCGTTGCCCTTGACCTCGATTTTCACATTGCCGACCGACCACGACATCATCGCGGATCCATCATGGCTGATCGTGTTGTCGGAAAGCTTATGCTCCAGACCCCACAAGGCCGGCGAAAGTGCCGGACCTTGGCGCAGCCGATGCAGCATGAAGCCATCGATCTTCTGAAGTGCCAGCGCGTCGACGAAAGCTGCAATATTGTTCGGATCGAAGCCGACCGCGTTCTTTTCTGGTAGAAGACCGGCATCGCGCACCTGGGCAGCGATTGCCGCGATCTTCTCGACATACTCAGACACTTCGCAGAAGGTCAGTGCCCCCTCTTCCTTGAAGTCCTGCAGCCGCGGTGCGATCTCCTTGCGGATTTCAAGCACCTTCGGATGTGCGAAGGCATGGCACCACACCAGCCAGCGCCGCGTTACCTTCTCGCGACCGATCACACAGACGCCGAAGAGATCGTCCAGGCCGCCACCATCGGCACCGACGACTGCGACCTCCGAGCGCTCGATCAGCGCTTTCAGGGTCAGCGTTTTGTCGGCGCGGAGGTCCCAATATTCCGCGCCGCGCCACCCGTCACCGGCCAGGCCAACGCCGATCTCGATGTTGAGATGCTGGCTGGCCCAAATCTGCTCGGTTTCTGCCGTCGCGCGGCCGTTGTTTTCATAGTCGGCGATGAGGCGCTGCAGATCGATCGAGCGTCCGGCATTCGGCAACAGCAGTTCCCAGTTGCGCTGGTCACGCCAGAAATCCTGATCGCGCTGCAATTCGGCCGGGAACTCATAGAGCACAGGCAGCAAGATTGGGGTTTTCCCACCCTTACCGTCGCGAACCGCCCGCGCCTTCTTCAGTTCGGTTTTCCAGATTCCGGCCGGGGCCTCATCCGATTGCGTCGTGATCATCAGGACCTGGCCGCCCTGCTTGGTGATGCCGCCACCGCGGATCTGCTGCATGACAGCGGCAGCCTTGGCTTTCTTGCCGAGCTCGTGCACCTCGTCGATGATGGTGAGGATCGGGATTTCGCCCGTCACGATCGATGTGTCGAAGGTTTTCACATCGAGTTTCGTGCCGGTCTTGCGCCGGGTGATGCACTTCAGGTGATCCTGCACCTTGAAGATCGCGTCAAGGCGCGTATCCAGCCGGATCATGCCCTGCGCCTGGTCGAAACACCGTTCCGAGATATTCTGGCTGGGCGCCACGATCAGCATCTGCCGATTAGGTGCTTCCTCCATGAACAGCGCCGTCAGGCCGAGTCCCGCGACATAGGTGGTTTTCGAGTTCTTCTTGGGAACCATGCAAAGCAGTTCCCAGACCAGCCGTTGCTTTGTCTCGGGATCCTCGCTTGCCAGGAACGCAACGAGGATATCCCGAAACCAGTCCCCACACGCTTCCGCCAGCGGAGGGTTTCCGGGCACATCCGGAAGGCGGAGGCGATTGAAAAACGCAAGAGCCTTTAGCGCGCGTTCCGCATTGAACGGAATATCGGCCATCGGCGTCTGGCCATGCTGGATGCGCGTCCACCAATCCAGGCAAGCGAACCGAGGCGCAACCTCAGTGGCGGCTTGCATTCTGCGTTGCCTCTTGCTCCAGCTCGGCCATCAGGTCGGCATCAGCATCCTTTGCGCGCTGCTCGTCGATAGCCTTTTTGCCCAGGCGATCGGAGGAGCCCTCGTCGTCGCGCGGCCTGGAGCCCATCGTGCGCTCGACTTCCATGCGGTCGTTGCGGTCGATCATGGCACCGAGTTCGCGAAGCGCGGTCACGTTGCCGGCATTCGCCTGTTCCATGGCGATCTCGAAGCGCCGAGCATCAAGCCTGTCCCGCATCGCATCCCGCTCCTTGAGCTCGGCTCTAAAATACCGCTTCAACGTGGCCGGCGAGATGTCCAACGCATTGGCAACTCGCTGGTTTGCCCACCCGAGAGCCAGCAAGAGCTTGATTTTGTTCCGGTCTTTCTCGGTCGGCTCATAAGGTGGCCGGCCTCGCTTGCCGTAACCCTCGCGGACCGGCTGACCGAAGAGGTCAAAATTCGGTTCCACCAGAAAAAAATCTCCAAATGAGAGGGACGCGGGTCTAGCCGTCGAGGGGTCCCAGACTTTCGACCCACCCCCTCCCTTGAGGCCGGTCGGTCAGTACCAGACGCCGCGCGTCTGCAAGCTCGACCGCTCTTCGGCCTGCTTCAGCTTGTCGTGGCAGGCCTTGCACAGGCACTGCAGGTTGCCCTCATCCCAGAAGAGCCGCTCATCACCACGGTGCGGGACCTTGTGGTCAGCTACCAGCTTCGCTGTGTCAGGCTCGATGCGACCGCATCCGACCATCTGGCATGTGAAGAGGTCGCGCACGAGCACGGACCATCTCAGCTTCTGCCACCGTGCAGTCTTGTACCAAGAGCGCCATGGCTGCGAGGCATCGCGTTGCCGCGAGCGCTGCACTTCGTTCATGTTACTGGAATCATCACCATTGCGATGAAGCCGACAGGCTCTTGCCTGCGCTCCATCTGGGGCCGATGGCGCTTCCCTCGCCTTGGCGGGTGCGACTCTTTCGGCTCGTCCTGATGGAATCGCCTATTACCTTTTGCTGATCTGCGCAAGCTCAAGGTCAACCGACACAGCACGGCCGAAGATCATCACTTCGATCAGCGCCCTGCCCCGATCGTCCACAGCCACCACCTCACCGGGGAAGGAAGCGAATGGACCATCGTCAACACTCACCATGTCGCCCGGATTGATCTCCCGCAGCATGGACTTGATAGCCTCGGGGTCATGCTCCACATAGGCCCGCAATTTCAACATCTTATCAGCCGGAACTGGAGCGGGGCGCTCAGCGCCACCAAGCACACTGGCGACACCATCGATGCCGCTGAGAGCATCCCAGCAAGGCCCGCACCACACCACCCTGACGAAGATATAACCGGGCAGGAACGGCACCGTTTTCGCCTTCGGGCGCATTACCCCGTAGCGTCCGCGCCGCCTTACAACGATGGTTTCCTGTGCCATCCAGTGTTCGATGTTGGCGTCCTCAAGAGCCTTATCCACAACAATATCGAGGCCGCGCTTCACCTGAAGCACATACCAACGTGCTTCCGGTCCATCCATGCCGGCCGCTGCGAGCATCGCCTGCTGCCGACGCGACAGGGCGATTCGCTGATCCGACTTCTGCCAGGCGCGATCGATATTGATCGGCTCACCAGTTCTGTCGAGCCAGACATAATCACTCTCACTCAGCCGCTTCCTGTCGATCGTCATGTTCATGCTGCCCTCGCACCGCCGCCTCGAAATCGCTCAGTCCTTCCGGCCCGCCAGCCGGGAAGTAGACCACCGGTTGCCGCCCCGGATCCGGTATCCATGGCCAGCCACGCAACTCATGCTCCAGCCGCCACGCTTCGAAGGTTTCCGAGCCGACCGGCACAGCCACCATGAGTGCCGCGAGCGGTTCCAATGCCGTCGACACGGTAACGCCCTGCCTCATCGATGCGCGATCATGCATTGCGTTGATCTGCGGCCAGCCGGACTTGCGCTGCTTGTCCCGAAACAGTGCCTCCGCAGTCGCCTTGCCATCGTCGACCAGCTGCTGTTCGAACCGCGTCAGGCCGGCGAGCATCACCTTCGGCCCGGTCACCAGCTGCTTCAGCCGCGCCGCCTGCCACAATGGCCCGAAGGGCGCCGCCTCCAGCACCACCGGTTTGGCCTCGACCTCGCGAGGCGGCAGGCCTGTCCAGCGCTTTTCGCTGAGATATTTCGAATAGGCGCAGATCAGTTTGCGGCCGGATGCCTTGCAGGCCGCGACATAGCGCTCCCACTCCAGCGCGGCCTCCTCCCGCTCATCCGGCGAGAGGGCAAACCAGGCTTTCAGCGCCTCAGGCCGGGAATCGCCTATCGAGGTCGGCCATTGGCGATAGGCCCGCTCGAAAGCACGCTCGACTGCTTTCGGGTTTTCTTCCATCGAACCATCTTCCGCACTCTCTCGCGCGCCCTGGCGCGCACTCTGAGAGGTTCCAGTGGGAGGTTCTATGGACGGTTCTTCCTTATAGGCCCGGCACTGGTTGCCGGTAGGATGCGTCTGATTGCCGGTAGGTTCGGCGTCTGGTTGCCGGTTGGACCTACCGGCAGAATTTGCCGGTAGGTTTTCACCGTCATCACCCTCGCCAGCCTTGATTTCCCGGCATCTGTCAGCGCCGTCACGAACCATGACGTCGAGGTTGAGAACGATCATGTCGGACGCACGAGCGCCACTGGAGCGCGTGCGACGAGTGCGCTGGATGAGGCCCCATTCCTCCAGCCGCTGCAGCCATTCGCGCGCCGTGCGCTCGGAGACTTCGGCATCGCTGGCAAGCAGCGTCTGGCTCGGCCAGCACTCGGCCTTGTCGGGATCCGCATAATCGGCCAGGCACAGCAATATCGACTTCGCCGCCGGCGAGCCGAGCCGCTGTTCTTTCGCCCAGGCAGAGGCTTTCCAGCTCATCGCCCCGTCCTCTTCCATGTATCGAAATCGCCGCGGATCACGCGCCAGCGCTCGGCAGCGTCGTCATTGTCATTGAGATCGCGCCGGCTGGTGACGCCGAGTAGGCCGCGCAGGCGCTGCGCCACCTTCTCTTCGGTCAGCGGCTTTTCCAGCCCATGCCGCTCATGCAGGAAGGCCATGAATGCCGGTTCGCTGCACAGCATCGCCGCTTCGGCCGCATAGTTCTTGCGGGCCGTCGCCGGCAGGCCCCGCGCCGGCTGATGATGAGGCTCCCTGCCTCGCACGGCGGTAATTGCCCGGTCGACCAGCCCAAGCAGGAAGCGGACCGTTTCCGGAGCATCGGCGACGAAGGTGATTTCGTCCTGGCTGGCGGCAGGATCGAACCGCACGATCGGCAATGTGTCGCCGGTGCGCGTGCGCGCCTCAAGGAAGCAGCAGCCGTCGCCGTCATGGACCTGGGTCCATCGTCCCGGCGCGATCGCCGCGAGCTGGTCGCGAATGCGGGCAAGGCGGGCGTCGTCCCTCATTCCGCCGCCTCCAGCACCAGTTCGCGGCGGACATTGTCTTCGGCCAGCATCTGCACCATGAAGGGCGGCACGCTGTTGCCGACCAGGTGATACTTCTCAGTCTTGTTGAGCTTACGGGTGACCATGCGGCTCTTGCGCTCATCCCAGACAGTGATCAGGTGATCGAGGCAGCCGGGCTTGAAACCGTGCGCGGCGGCACCCTCTTCCGGCTCGACCATGCGCATGCCGACATCGGTGATGACGTAATCGACACCGCGGACAGTGACCGTCACCAGTCCGTGCCGGGCCTTGGCCGTCAGCGCACCGAGCGGCGACGTAATGTCGTCGTCGGTCTTGCCGTTCGAATAATAGTGCTGGAGGAAGGCGAGGATCAGCCCGGCATGATTGCCGCCGGCGCAGAACGACGCCGCCGGATCGGCGATGTCGCGGCCATCTTTATTGGTGCCGCGCAGCGCAAGCATCGACGCGGCGACAAGACCCTGTTGTGATCCCGTCGTCGTTATGGCCGAGAGCGGTTCATCGACTGGCCGCCCAGGATTGACGCCACCGATGCGGCGGCTGTCGTTGTTATGCTGCGCCATGAAGGCCGCGACCACCGCCGCTTTCGATCCACCCGCCACCTGTGTTCCGGCAGGCTCCTCGATGTCGAGCACGCGCGGCGCTTGCCCCTCCCGCTCGCCATAGCCCGACTGCACCATGGTCGCGGCCACCATCGCCATGCTGGACGAAGTGTGCAGTGTGTTGATCGGCTCACCAAGATCATGCACGCCGTTGCGATCGGCAGCGCTATGCTGATCCGTCCGCACAAGGCTAGCAGCGACAAGCACGCGGTCTTCCTTCGTGGTCTGGCTGCCAGCAGGCTCCGCAATGTGCCTTTCGCTGGATTGCGCCGCGCGTCCGCCGGCACCAGCTGTGAATGGCGCAATGCTGGCCTCGACGAGGGCATGGCTGGCACCGCCGGCCGTGAAGGCATGTGCCGGATCGTTGGCAGCATAGGTCGGCTCGCGCGAATTGCGCATGACGCCGAATGACGGCACGACCAGGCTCATTTCGCCGCGATGCGCCGTTGTAAAGGTGCGGGCAGGATCGTCGATCGAGTAAACCCTGTCGTCACCGGAATGCGTGATCGGCACGATGAACGGCTTCGCGGCGGTGATGACATGGCGCATCAGGCCGCGCGCCGTTCGGCGCATGGTGGCAGCCGCCAAGTCCTTCGCCCGCCCGAAGATTGAGCGCACAGGCTTTGACCAGTCGATGCAGGTGTGCATGCCGACCCATGGCTTGAGCTTCAGCTTGCGCGCTTTTGCGCGCGGCGCATGCGTGCGCTCACGCCAGACGATCGGGCGGCCATCAGCCTGCGCTACCCCGAAAAAGCGCTTGCGGATCGTCGGCACGCCATAATCCGCGCAGACCAGCACGCGGTGGTCGAAACTGTAGCCGAGCCCAGTCAGGTGCTTCAGCCAGGCGCGCCAGATGCGGCCCTTATGCCGAGGATCCGGCACCAGCCATTGATCCTGCACCGGCACACGCTCGCCCTTTGCCGCGACCGAACCATCAAGCCGCATCACCCGCCCGGTTGCCTTGTCGCGCTTGGCGATCAGCGGTCCCCAGGTCTGGATTTCCTGCACGTTTTCCATCGTGATGGTTTCGGGCCGAACGGTGCCGGCCCATCGGCAGATGATCCAGGCGAGCGATCGGCGGCGCTTCGAAACCGGCTTGCCGCCCTTGGCGACGGAAAAATGGGTGCAGTCGGGCGAGGCGTGCAGCACCCTCACCCCGCGGCCGGCGCACACTTCATATGGGTCCGCTTCGAACACGTCGCATTGCAGGTGGCGCGTGTGCGGATGCCGCGCCTTATGGATGGCGACGGCGACAGGATCGTGATTGATTGCGACGTGGACCGGAAAGCCCGCCGCCTCCAGCCCATCGCAGCCGCCGCCCAGGCCAGCGAACAGAACGACGGTGATGCGGTTGTCGAGATCGAAGCCAGGAGAGAGCTGCATTGGCTTCATCACCGCGCCCCCGTCTTTTTCAGCGCCCGCAGGATGATGGTGTGGTCACGCCGGAACAGCCGCCCCAGCGCGGCGGAAGAAAGGTCGGGCCGCGCCGCATGCGCCAGCGCTATCGCCTCATAGCGAGCCACAACCAGCGCCTCGCTGCGCCCCGCCCCGAGCAACGTCGCCACGCTGAACCCGTGGCGCTCGGCTACCTTGCGCTGAATGTCGGCGACACATGGCAGCGGAGCATCGTCATTGGCAGCGCCGGCACGGGCCCTCGCCTGGTCAATGATGGTCTGCGCTTCCACCCGCGCCTCAGCCAGAAGCCGCGCCGCCGCCTCGCGATCTGCCCGCGCGTCGGCAAGCAGCAGCCGCAGTTCGCGCGCCGGATGGACCGGTTTTTGCACCGGCACAGGCTTGGGCGTGACCGCAGCAACGACCTTCTCGGGCAGATACATCGAGATGCGCGGCAGGCCTTTGTCGAGTTGGCGCAGGGCAGGTTCGCTCACGGCTCCACCCCCAGCTCGGCCAAGCCAGCCCTATCGTCGGCAATGCGCTTGTCGAACGCGGCAACGAGGTCGGCGCGGATGCTGGCCAGATAGTTCGTCGAAAGCACGATGACAGCCTGGTTGCCGCCCTGCCCGATCGCCAGCGTCAGCGTGTCGCCGGCAGCAAGCCGGTCGCGCATGGTGATGTTTTGCGCCAGTTCAGATGCGAGCTTCTGCGCCCTGCCGATATCCGACGCCTTCACCGGTCGAACTCCCCGCAGCCGCGCCCGATCTCGCCGGGATTCTCAGGCTTGGTGAATTCCTTCCAGTGCACCCAGCCGCGCGGGCAGTGGAAGCCCCAGCTGCGCAGCGTCGGCCCGGTGATGAACAGCGTCCAGCACGGCCCGTCGACAAGCTCGATCCGATGCGCGGCAGAGGCGAACCGGAATTTGCGCTCGCCGGCATGGCGTTCCGTGCGCACATTGATGCCGCCGGCCGAGATCGTGTGCTCGACATAGCGGCCGCGCAGCAGAATGGAGAGGTTCCACCATGGATGATCATGAAGGGCCCGGTCATCGTCCGAGCGCATGAAGTGGTGGAGATAGATGTTGAACACGCGGTTGCGCGGAATCAGCCACCAGCGCCGGAGATAAGGATCATCCGGCGAGCCAATCACCACATCAGGCGGACGCCTCTCCGACAAGGCAATGAGACGCGGCGCAAGCCGCAGGATGAGCGCGCGGATCATGATGGACACTCCGATGTTTCACGTTTGGCTGCTGCTGTAACAGACTGATTTAGAATGGTTTTTATGGTGACGCGGCGATGCTTGCCGGTGTCGAGGAAGTCGAACGGGTCAAGCCCGGCAAGCTGGCAAAGCAGCAGGAAATTGCCGGCCGAGATCGGCTTGCCGGTGGTGGCGCGCGAGAGCATCGCCTTGTTGGTGTCGGGCCATTTCTCGGCAGCCCGGCCGAGCGAATAGCCGATCTCGGAAAGTCGAGCGGCAAAGGCCTGGGCGAACTGGCGGTGATCGATCTCAGCCACGCTGCTGCCCTCCATCGTCGGAAAGCAGGAATCCGTGGTCAGCCGGGAATTGACCGAGCACCGCCCACAGCGCGGCCCGAGGCTCTGCCCGGTTCAACCTGCCCATCCAGGCAAGATCGATCTGGTTAATGGTCAGTTTCGCGAGCCGCCGCCATTCGGCCTTCAGCCGCTTCACCGTCGCCTGCATGCCACAGCGTGCGGGTTTGCAGGCATGGGCATGGTGCGCCCGCGCCCGCAGGAAGAAGGCCAGCATGGCAGGAGAGAAGTCGGGGCGCGCCGTCATTCGGCGGCCTCGAGATCAGCTTCGATGCCCAACAGGTCGAACATCGAGGGCACTGCCATCTTGGCTTCTGCCTTCTGGCAGTAGCGCAGACCATCGCGGAAATAGGTTTCGGAAAGCTCGGAGGCCTGCCCGCGCCGGCCTTTCAGGATCGCTCGATAGGGCACCGTCATCAGCCCGCCGAACGGGTCGTAGATGACGTCGCCCTTGTTCGAATAGCGGTCAATCAGCCGGTCAACGATATCGAACTGGAGCGGGCAGACGTGCTTTTCGAGGTTCTGGAAGGCCTGCTCGCCGTTGAGCGTGCGCATGCGCACCACGTCCGTCCAGATGCCGCCGTCTTTCGAAGGCGGATCGAGCGTCATGTAGGTTTTCGACAGTGCATCGCGCGCGGCAAGCTCTTCGCCAAGCTTCACATGCATCTGGAAATCGTAGATCGCGTCTTCGGAAAGCTTCTGGAACAGCGCCCGCAACGGCTTTGGGCCGAGCCTGACCAGTTCATCGGTGGTCAGCAGCCTGTCGCCGGAAGACGGCCAGAATGCATGTGCATCGAGCTGCCAGCGCGCCAGCGTGTAGCCGCTATCCGGCACCTGGGCGCGCCGGTCACCATCGGTCCAGCGCTCATGCGAACCATCGGCGGCAATCACCAATGGCTTGTCGTGAACGACAGGCTCGTCGGCATAGCCGCGGGAAAGATCGCTCTGCGGCCTGCGGAACAGCAGCACATATTCCGGACAGCCGACGCCCATCTTGGTGGCGTCTTTCATCATCTCGGAATAGGTCAGGCGGTAGGTCTGGTTGTTTTCCTTCACCACGTCCGTGGCGATGGTGATCATGCCGACATACTGGAAGCCGTGCTTGAGGTAGTGGAATATCGCCTCAGCATGGAAAGGCGAGACGGTCGGCACGCCCTGCCCGGTCACCGAGCCGAACAGCACGCGGTCCTTTACGTGGATGCAGGCAAGCCGGCCGGGCTTCAGGATGCGCAGCAGCTCCGGCGTCAGGAAATCCATTTGCCGCCAGAAGTGGCCGTTATCGTCGGTATGCCCGAAATCGTTATAGCTGGCCGTGTATTCGTAGTGGTTACTGAAGGGGATCGAGGTGATGATCTCCCCGACCGATTCAGATGCAGTCGCCTGCGCTTCCAGCACAGCATCATTATGAGCGATATGGAACGCTTCACCCTTCTCAACCCGCCGTGCCACACCGATGGAGCGCGAAAGCACATCATCGAGCGGCAAGCCGTCGAGCCCGTATTTACGGATGATCTCCGCCATGCGCGCCATCAGGCGGTCATGCTCGACCCACTTGCCCTCGAGGTTGCGGCGCACTTCCCGCTCAGCTTCGGAATAGATGATGTCGATCCGGCACGCATGGTGCTGGCCGAACCGGACGATGCGATGCACCGCCTGGATGAAGTCGTGAAACTTGAATCCGATGCCGACGAAGATCGCCCAATGGCAATGCTTCTGGAAATTGTTGCCCGCGCCGGACATCTCCGGCTTGGTGGCGAGGTCCTTGAACCTGCCATCCTTGAAGCCGATGGCTGCAGCCTCGTTGAGCTCAAGGCTCTGCGAGCCATAGATCGACCGCACGCCCGGCACAGCCGCCTCGATCGCCCGCCGCTCATCCTCCAGGTCGTGCCAGAGCACCCGATGAGCATCAGGATCCTCGGCAATCAGTTCGGCCATCCTGGCGATGCGCGCGGGCAGGCTGTCGCGCTTTGCTGCACTCGCCTGGGTGACGCCGAGCGCCGTGTTGCGGATCAGCAGGCCCTGCCCGTCGCGGTCATAACCGGCCGTCGAGTGGTCGATCGGCACTTCGTGCCAATTGACCGTGAGTTCCGGCAGCACATAGCCGTCATCGGGAAAGCCGAGGTCGGCCGGGCTTTGCAGGAACACCGCCCAGCTATGCACCCACAGCCAGAATTCGTCTTCCTTATGCGGAAAGAGCGTGAGATCGCCGGCCTTTTCCGAATTGCGCTGGAAGAACCGTGTCAGCGCCTGGCCGGTATCCATGACGCCATCGTCGAGCGTCGCGGCTATGAAGCGCGAGAGGTCGATCTTGCCGGCGAGGATGGTTTCGTAATTGGTCAGATAGATCGCGTCGTCGCCGTCGATCTCGGCATTGGAGCGAATGAATTTGAGTCGGACGGCGCAGTCGCCGGTGAATCGCTCATCAGCCTCGGCCATGAATTCATGGCGCACACCGAGCGGTATCACGATCAGGCGCAGGCCTGGGGCAAATCGGCCAATTAGCCTCATAAGTTCAATCTGCATGAACGTCTTGTGCAGACCGAAGGATGCGAAGATCGCGCGGCAACCGCCCTTCAGCGCCCAGCGCACGATCGCCTTGCAATGCGGCGCGCCGGCCGGGTTGATGTCATCGGGCGCGACGTCGAATCCGTCCGCCTTGGCCAGCTGCATCTTGGCGCGCAGGAAGTCGAGATACGGATCCTCGACCGGATGGACGAGCGGCGCGTTCAATGCCGGCACCTCGCCAAGACCGAATTCGGCCAGCTTGTCCGCGCACCATTTCGCGCCGCCACGTGCTGCGGCCCGGTGTTTGTCGGTGGTGACGGAATCCTGAGGCCGTTCGGCCCACCCTTGGAGTGTCCGCTGCGCGAATTGCAGCGCTTCCGTTACGCTGCTTTCAAAATCGGGAGTTGCACGGAAAGGCCCACAGCAGGCAACGAGCCCCTTCAGATCGAGGTCATAGGACCAGCTGAAGCCATCATCATCTTTGCGGAAACAGAGCCGGCCCGAGCCGTTCTTGCGCATGCCGCCGATCGTCAACTCGGTAGCATGGTCACCGCTCGGCCGCAGGTCGACAGGAATGAGGGGTGCCGTCTCTCCGGCTGTCACACCACTTTCGGCGGCTGCTCGCTCACAGGTGTCGCTACCGCGTCTCTCCACGTCGTCACGCCTGATAGGAGGTGGCGTTCCCCCTGCATGGTCCGGCCCATGCGCCCTACTCACCTCTCCCGCCATGCTGTCGGAAGGCACCTCAATGGCCTTCACAGTCGCACCGTTGTCCTCGGAGGCTTTCGCTTCGGGATTTTCTACAGCGGCTTTATCGGAGCCACGCGCTGCCAGCGGCCTCCCAAGGCTGCGGCCGCTATCGGCGCCGGCCGCATCTCCCGATTCAAATCCCCATACGTCCCAGCCTGGACGAGGTGAGCGGCAGAATAGTTCGATGCGCGGCACGGCTGGATAAAGCCGCTCGATCTGCTCGGCGAAATAGTCCGGCTTGACCGAATGCTTGCCCTTGCGCTCGCGATAGACCGTCTCTGGCTGGCTGCCCGGCAAGGGCGACGCAACATCGCCACGCCGCCCGATCAGCAACAGCTCGTGACGGTCGCGGCCCCAATAACCTGTCCCGGCAACTTCCTTGTCCCATATCCAGTGATGGACATAGGTGAAGCCCCACGCCTGCATGACGCGCAGGCCGTCGAGTAGCATCGGATTGGTGGCCCACAGGAAGAGTACCGCATCGCGCGCGGCAACGCCGCCGATCTGGGCGAGCAAGCCGCAGATTTCCGTGGTCGGCATGGTCGGATAGTGGTTTTCCGGGCTCTTCTCCCGGCCGGTCACTTCAGAGCGAACGCCAAACTGCCATGGCGGATCGGCATAGATGACCGGATAGAGCGCCCCAACCTTGCCGGGCGCAGCCTGTGCACCCTCGCCCGCGATACGGCGCATATTCTCCAGCCGCTCGCCATGGCGCACCCGCTGCCGTTCGGCGCGCAGTTCCTTGGCGCGAGCGATGATCTCGCGTTGCTCACGCTCCAACACTTCGCGCTGGGCGTCCCGTTCAAGATGCGAAAGCGTCTCGCCCGTCTTTACCGACAGGCGCCCGTCGCGGATTGCATCGACCAGTTCGGAGGAACCATGCTCATGGATCCGGCGCGCTGCCTTCACCGCCCGCTCGGAAATAGACAACCGCTCAGCTGCCTTGTGGGCGGGCACATGTGCACCCCCGGAATGCTGGTTAAGTCCGGTTTCCCAATCGACGATGCGCGCAGCAACCATGGCGCGCTGGCTATCGGTCAGGTGACGCCGGTGCAGATTGTGCGACAGCACGAAGTTCAGCGGATCATCACCGTCATAGGTGACGAAGATCGGCTCGACATCAGCGAACTGACAGGCAGCAAAACGATTGCGCCCGTCAAGAATCTTGCCATCAAGGAGAACGATAGGCACCCGCTGGCCAAACGTCACAATGTCGTCGGCAAGCTCGCGGATCTCCGCGTCCGGCAGCATCGGAAACAGTTCGGCCAGCGGGTGAGCCTGCATCATCAGGCCTCCGGCGCACCTTCGAAGGACGGCAGACCGGTCTTTTCCGCCGCTTCCTTCAGGTCATAGCCGACTTGCTCGCGCAGGAAGCTTTCCCAGCGATAGAGCTGGTAGAACCATTTGATCGAGCCGCCGGCAATCCGGTAGCGCAGCCGCGCCGGTATGCGTACGGCATCGCCGTCGACAAAGGCCGGCACCGACACCATGAAGATGCCGGGAATAATGACCGCTTCACCCTTCGCATTGATATGCTCTTCGGAGAACTCGACCTGACGTTCGCCGGTCTGCAGACGAATGCCCTGCTTTGCCTTGGCGTTGACATGAACTTCCAGATGTCGGGACAGGGCGACGACATCGCTGGGAGTGGCCATCGTCTCATTGAACAGCCGCTCATACTCGCTCTGCTCGCCATCGCTCGGTGCGGCCAGTTCCGCCGCATGCTCCTCGAGGAAGGCCGCAAAGACTTCCTGATCCATCGGCGTGGCATTGCAGCCGACCCAGGCCTTGAATTCCTCAGTCAGTGGGAAGGCATAGACGATGCGATGATTGCGGTTGCGGGCACCGCCTTCGGCGCTGTCGTAATCGATGACGGCTGTGAGCTTCGGTTCCGGCCAGCTGGTGCGGCCGAATAGTGCCGACTGGTCATCCTTGTGCCGATTGACCAGGCCAATGAAGCTTTCCAGCGTGTCGGCGGTAGCGGTGCCGCGGCGACGTGAAGGCGCAACGCGAAATTCATCAATCAGCGGCTTGAGTGAACGGAACGCCTGCGCCTTGCGATCGAAGCCCATCGGGATCGATGCAGGCAAGCCGTCGCCCAGGCCGGACGTGGTGACGTTGATCGTGGCAGGCTTCGCACCCTCATTGGCGAGAGTGGTAATCAGTTCGATGGCATGCGCATCGATAGGCGCTTTCTGCTGGTCGGCCATAGCCGTTTCCTTTCAGGGCTGGAGAAAATCAGGAGGCGGTGGCCGCCTCGTCGCTTTCCGGCTCACGGGCTGACCGGGCCGGGAACATGTCGATCTGGTTGGGGTGCTCGACCGAAAGCATGCCGTCGATCGTCCAGAACGGCGTCTTCATGAACTTGACTGTTTCCGGCAGCTTCGACTTGGCCTCGGCCTTGATGTCGACGCGGCCGAGCTCGTAATCGAGCGTGATCTTGACGGTGATCTCGGCCTTGCACTTGTCGGCTGGGCACTCTTCCAGCGCATCGATCGCTTCGGTGAGGAGCTTGTCGCAATGGTTGGAGAAGTCGCCACGCGACAGAAGGCCAAGCATTTCACGGAAGGTGCGGAGCACGCGGCTCATGGGTCAGTCCTTTCGGGATGGAGGAGATTTTCGGTAGGCACTTCCGGCAGCGGGTCGGCCGGCGTGATCAGGATAGGGAGCTTGTCTCCGGCAAGCTGAGCCTGCAGCTGCGCGATTTTCTCTTTCGCTTTCTCCAGACGGGCGAACATCGAACGCGTGCGCAGCGCGGCGTCATGGGCGCGCTGATTTGCATCCGAAAGCTGCTGGCGCAGATCGTCGACCTCGCGCGCAAGCACGTCGGTTCCGGAATTGGAGAGGCCAGCCTGGGCGAGCAGCGCCAGTGTCAGGCCGCCTGCTCCGGTAAGCCGATACTCGATCTGCTGGTCATCCTGCTCATGCAGCGGGTTATCTTCTGTGCGAGATGCGACCGGCTCGATCAGGCCTTTGCGCTCAAGCGAAGCGCTTGCGCCGTAGATCCGGCGCTCGCCACCGGCGGCAAGGGCCAGTTCGGAAATCTGGTTGCGCGTCAGCGTCAGGCTGAATGCGCCGCTGGTGACGTAGTCGGAGAACCGGGCGTTCATCTCCGCTTCCTCCTGTCGCGCAGCGCCTGCAGGATCCTGTCGACGCGCGCCGCCGGAACGCCGGTCGCCTTGGCGATTGCCGCGGCATCGCCCTGCCCGGCGCAGGCAAAGACCAGGCGCACCTGCTCATCGAGTTCGGCATCGGAAATCGGATCGTCGCGCTCCTGGCCGACGCGCGCGGCAAAGGCGGCATCGAACAGAAGCTGCGCATAGGCCGTGGTGGTGTAGCCGCGCGGCTTCGCCATCTCATGCAGGCGCTGATGCGCCCGCGGCGGCACCTTGATGGTGATGGAGATCGGCGCGGGAGGCATCAGGCTGCATCCTCCACCACGCTCGGGCAGCCGGCGAGATAGGCGCGATGGAAGCTGCAGTAGCAGCCATTCGTCCGGCCCGGACGCCACAGAGCAGGCGATACCGCTTCCGAGCAGAAGCGGGTGCCGCGGTGATCGCGACCGATTGGAAAGCGGCATTCATGCGAATCGAGGTCGATCAGATGCCATCCGTCCGGATCAGCGCCGGGCGCGAGCGGCGGCTTGCGCATGTCGATCATGTCGGCGATCGACCTCACGCCACGCCCCCGCCAACAAGCGAAAGCCCGCCCTGCCCGCGCACACTGGCCACCACCTTGCGATATTCGGCAAGCGAGCGCTCGACACCCGCCAGCGCCTTGTCGATCTGGCTGGCCTCGGCGGGCGTCAGCTTGCCGTCAGCAAAAGCCAGGGCGCCGGCCGTCATCAGTTCGCCCATCTGAACAACAGCCTCGGCGTGGCTAGCCATCACCGAAACATTGTCGGAAGCCGCAACTTCAGTTTCGGCGAACCGGCGGCCACGAGCCGAGGCAATCGCCTCGCTGAGATCGAACCGGCCGGTTTCTTCCTCCAGCGCAAAGATCGCATCGAGCGGCATCAGTTCCGGACTGTCGGAGTTGGCCCAACGGCCCACCGTCGATTTGCCATAGGAGCATACGGAGGCTGCCCGTTCGATGCCGCCAGCTGCTGCGATCAGGTCGCGCTGCTTGGCCTTGAGCAGGAAGTGACGGGCATTCGCGTTGGGTACCATGCTGGCCTCCTCGAAAAGGCAAAAAGCTTCCCGCGCCGGGAAATCCCGGCGTCGTTTCCCGTGGCGGGAACTGGTCAGGTGATTCAGTGTGCGGGGGTCAAAACCTCATGGAGGCCCGCAACAAGATGCTGTCATGGTCCGCCGCTCCTGAAACGGTTGTCGCCGGTTCGGTTGAATGCCGGCAGGTCGGTAAGGTCGCCGTCGCGGGCGAATGCCGCGCGGTTGCGCTCAACCTCGTCGAGCACGGCACGGGCAAGCGGCCCGGCGCCGATCTTGGTGGCGTGGGTGGCAAGCGCCAGCGTCAGGGCCTCGTCGGCAGAACACTGCTCATAGGCTGCGATCGCGCGCAGCAGGATGGTTGCGTGATCGGAGAGACGCACGAACGCCATATCCATGTCGGGGCCGCAGGCGTGATCGACGCCGATGACCACCGGCTCGCATGGCATGGCGTCGGACTCGGTGAAATGAAGAAAGGCCGCCCTGTCACCGGAGGAGCTTGGCGACAGGGCGGCAGTTTCCGCATGCCCGGGAGGAGGTGGACACGCGGTCAGGGGTTCGGGACGAGCTGCACGCTCGCGGAAGGGATCAAATACGCCGGCAAGGCGGGCACCGCGATCAGCCAGGATGGAACTGGAGAGCCGGGACTTCATTCGGCTGCCTCCACCACATTTGGTATGGGCGCACTACTGGACTCCCCCGGATGGATATCTTGCCCGGCGCGAATCGCTGCCGCAGGCTCGCAAGGATCGGATGCGGGGATAAGCGCCTCGATCGGTAGACCGGTTTCCCGGCTGATCGCAGCAGCCAAGCGCAGTGAAGGGGTAGCTTTCCCGGCCTTGATCTTAGTGATCATTGAGCGATCACAACCAACCTTCGCGGCCAGAACCGCATCGGTCGTGTTGGTGGAACTGAGATGTTCGGCCAGCTTTGTCATGCCGGGAACGTGAATGTCATGAACGTGAATGTCAAGCACAATGTGAATGACATTGCATGGACCGCACAACAGCCCAATGCGAAAATGTGAATATGGCTCCCGTAAAAAAAGATCTTAGACCGCTCGGAAAGCACTTCCTCAAGGAGTGGCGCGAATACCGCAAGCTCGACCAGGAGGAGGTGGCGAGCAGCCTTGACGTGTCTCGGACACTCTTATCCAAGATCGAGGGAAGGAAGAGTCCCTATACCCAGCGCACACTCGAAGCTGCGGCTGGAGTTTATGGCTGCACGCCCGCACAGTTACTTTCGCAAAACCCTGGGCGCGCCGACAACTTCATCACGCTGTTTGAACGCGCGGAGAGGTTAGACGGAGCCCGCAGGGATCATGTTATGCGGATTATCGAAGCGGCTCTTGGAAGTCCTTCTGGATAAGCGCGAAAGTCTTATCCACCTGCGAAGACCAATCTCCACCATATAGAGCCGCTAAGGATGCCGCGAGAGCTGCAGCATCCCGCCTCACGCGCTCGTAGGGGTCCATCGCCGCGAGTGGTGATGCTAGCGGTGCCGCGAACACCCCTGAAAACAGAACCCGCCGGTTGATATTGTTAGGTTTGATCGGGTCTTCGGTACACGCACTCAACAAAGCCAAGCCTCCCGCCGCTACATCAAAAACCAGAACATTATACGAACATTGCTCCCTCGAAAGAGTCAACGTCTATTCCGCTTTTCATAATGCGTGGCACATATCACGGCACATTTCCACCTGAAATGACACCATTTAAGCACGTCAAACTTTCAGCCATAAGATTGGTATGTCACAGCAAGAGCCTCCGAGATTTAACCTCCGGTTGACGCCCGATCTCCAGAAGCGGATCAAACACGCCGCTATCGAGAGCGAGCGCAGTGTGAATGCTGAAATTCTCGCGCGGCTTGAGACTACATTCTCACCCGATCCGACAGCTCAACTGGCGGCTGTACTGCGGCCGTTCGCATCCCTGGGTGATCATGACCGCGCCAAGATAGTGGAGCTTTTGGCCCAGACTGTGGATATCCTGGCAAAGGGCACTGCCAAGCGTTAGGCGCTCTCGCGCTGCCGCCACCATTGGATCAGATTCTATTCATCTTTTAACGACTGTTCATCGTATTCACATTTCTTCTTGATCTATGTGTGAATGTCATGCACTATCCAGCGTGACAGTCCCACTGAGCATCGGAGAAATGATCATGGACACTCTGCAGGACATCCTGTCCGGCATTGCGATGGTGAGTTTCATCACTGGCGCAGGCTTCTGGCTTTCGGTGCTGGCATGATCCACCAGCGCAACTATCGCCCCGAATGCGAAAGCTGGCCTGAGTGCAATTGCACCGACCATTGCGAGGTCCGCCGCTTTCTCAACATCGACGAGCCCCGCTTTGGCTGGTTTGAATTCTTCATGCTGGCCTTGCTGCTGATCGGCGTCGCCGCCCTGGCTTATGCCGGGTGGCCGTCATGACGCTGTTCCGCATCCATTTCGACCAGGGCGAGCCGATCGACATCGAGGCAGCAACGCCAGCCGCCGCGCAAGCTGCGGTGCAAAAGCAGCGCCCGGCCGGTTGCATCAAGAAAATCAAGAGGGTGAAAGGAGAAGGCGCGATGCCGGCACCCGCCGAAGAACAACCGCACCCGTGCCCGATCTGCGCCGAGCCGTTCAAGCCGGATGATCTCTGCGCATCGGATGTCGAGATGGGCATCTGTCACGCTGCATGTCTGGAAGGTTCTCCGGTTGTCGACCTTGACACCGGAGAGCCGGTCGACGGCCCGGCCACGACCTATACCTATCGCTCTGTTGAGGGTCAGGCCAATGGCTGATGTGATAGCCGGCGATGCGATAGAGACAGCTGCCCGCAAACTTGCCGCCTGGCTGGGCTATAGTTGGGATGGCCTCGACGATGGCAGCATCGTTGGGAAAGGCTTCCCTGTCTTCGCATTCAACCAGTTCGGCGGCCGGTGCTTCCAGGGCTACAAGGGCGATCTGATCGACTTCGCGCGCGAACTGCTGTCCGCCGCCCCCAAAAAGCCGCGCGATATCAGCGAAGCATTGATCGAGGCCAAGGCGATCATCTTCTTCTACGAAGACGAATTTGAGAACCTTCGGTGGATCGCCACGAACGATGTCAAGGGAAACAAATCCGGTGGCGACAAGCTCGGCCGCGACATGGATCGCTGGGAGAACCATCCCGATCACGTCCATGAGCGCTTTCGCCTGCGCGCGCGGGAAGCACTGGGGGCCAAGACGGCGCAGATCGAATGGATCGCTCTCGGTGGCTATATTGACCCGCCACCGCCCCCGGACGGCTTCATCACTGAAGTTAAGCGCGACGGGCACATGGGTATCGTAACCCACTATCGCTTTGTCTCAGCGCAGGAGGGCCGCCCGAATGGCTGAGCACTCCACCATCGAATGGACCGACGCCACATGGAACCCGATCACCGGCTGTTCTGTCGTCTCCCCCGGCTGCACCAATTGTTACGCCATGCGCCTTGCCGGCACACGGCTGAAGCACATCCCGAGCCGTAAAGGCCTCACCCGCGACAGCAAGGCCGGCCCGGTCTGGACGGGCGAGGTCCGCCTCAACAGCGAATGGCTCGACCAGCCGCTGCGCTGGAAGAAGCCCGGCCGGATCTTCGTCTGCGCCCATGGCGACCTGTTTGCCGAAGGCGTTCCGGACGAATGGATAGACCAGGTCTTTGCCGTCATGGCGTTGGCGCCGCAGCATACCTTTCAGGTGCTGACCAAGCGTGCCGCAAGGATGCGGGAATACATCACTGCACGCTTGAACAATTCGCGGCTCCGGCTCCAGATCGTCGGCACGATGAACATGATGGGCGCCGGTGCAACCCGACCGATCGGCTATCGCATGTGGCCCCTCCCCAATGTCTGGCTTGGCGTCTCTACCGAAGATCAGCAGCGCGCCGACGAGCGCGTTCCAGAGCTGCTCGCCACGCCGGCAGCAATCCGCTTCGTCTCGGCCGAGCCGCTGCTGGGCCCGATCCAGTTCGATGATTTCTGCAACGGATATAAATTCATTGACGCCTTGCGGGGCAATTGGTGGCACGACAACCCGGATGGTCCAAATCCAATCTCGCGCGGCCATGAAAAGCTGGACTGGATCATCGCCGGTGGCGAGAGCGGCAAGGATGCCCGGCCGATGCATCCGGACTGGCCGCGCCAGATCCGCGATCAATGCACAGAGGCTGGCACGGCCTTTTTCTTCAAGCAGTGGGGCGCGTGGCAGATAGCCGAGGAAATCGAGCAGGCCGAAGGAATACCGCACCATTGGCGATTTCCTGACGGGGATGAATTCCACATCGTCTCTGACGGCCACGACATCATCATGTGCGAAGCTCAGGACAGCCGCACGCCGAAGAGGATTTGGCGCGACTATTGGGCAGATGGCCATGGCAACCTTGCCAAGCGCTGCGGCAAGAAAACCGCCGGCCGGCTGCTCGACGGCGTCGAGCACAACGGCATGCCCGAGATCCGCGAGGTGCCATTCTCGTGAGCAGCAAGAACCCGACCGTCAATCGTTGGCTCACCGACAAAGCGATGGACCGTATCGACCATGCGCTGGGCCGTCCGATCTGGCCTTTGCGCGAGACTTACCGCAATCACTATGCGACCGACGCGACTGGCGCACTGGCGATTGATCTCGCCTACTCTGCGCACTGGGAAAGCCTCGGCCAGTCCGGCAGCATGGCATTTTTCGCTGTGACCGTCACCGGTAGGAAAGCCCTCGCTGATTATCTGGACAGCATGGACGCGACCCAGCGCCACCGCGCCTACCTCGTCACCTACGAAGGCCATTCGCGCATAGTGCCGGCCAAGAGCCGTGCCAATGCTCGCTATTCAGAATTTCTGACCATTCGCGATTGCTTCTCCGAATTGACCTTCGGAGAGTTCATCCGCGCATCCAGCGTGAGGCAGGCATGAGCATCGTCCGTCACGAAGGCCTCCAGCAGATCACCTGCGATTCCTGCCCGGCTGCATTCGGCGAGACCTATGCCGACGAGGATTTCGGCCAGATGATCGCCGACGTGAAGGCTGCCCGCTGGCTTGTCCGCCCGGTCAACGCTGCAGCTGCTGCGCGCAACGACCGCTCGACACAGGATCTGTTCGGTTCGGCCCCGCGCATTGCCGGCGGCAAGGCTCAGCAGAAATTCACCCACACCTGCCCGGCCTGCGCCAAGGCGGCACGAGATCAGCGAGGCAGCCTGATATGACCGATCGGCCCATCCTCTTTTCCGCCCCCATGGTCCGCGCCTTGCTCGACGGCAGGAAGACCCAGACGCGGCGGGTGATCGACTTCCCCGGCATCGAAAAGGTGCTGGAGTTTGTTTCCGTCGCCACCGATCAGCAGGGCCGGCGCGTCTATGAAATGAAGGACGCCGCCGGAGAGTTCGTTACGCGGCCGGCCGGCAAGCACTTCGCCGAATACCAGTTCTGGCCGAAATACGCCGTCGGCGACCGCCTCTGGGTGCGCGAGGCGTGGGCTCCGCTCGATGCCCTTACCCATTCCGATCCCGGCGTGCAGGCCCTGGCAGATCGCGGCTTCTATCGGGCCGACGATAGCACAGTGGAAGGAGAAATCTCGCGCTGGCGACCCGGCATACACATGCCCCGTTGGGCCTCCCGCCTCACCCTGAACGTCACCGATGTCCGCGTGCAGCGGGTTCAGGTGATCGGCGAGGCAGATGCCGTCGCAGAAGGCGCGATTGTTCCGAGTAAGACTGGACCGCATTATACGGCGCTCGATGCGCCATTCGGAAAGCGCCGCGTCGGCACAAGTGCCTATAACCTTTTTCGCCAAGTTTGGAACGACATCAACGCCGCACGCGGTTTCGGCTGGGAGGCAAACCCCTGGGTTGTCGCCGTCACCTTTGCAGTCGAGCGGCGCAATATCGATCAGGTGCGGCCGTGAAGAACCCTGCCATCCTGCCCGTCTCGCTCGCCCCTTTCGGCGTCAACCGCGAACAGGCCGCCACGCTGATCGGCGTCAGCCCGACCGTCTTCGATCGCCTCGTGCAGGACGGAACGATGCCGCAACCTCGCTTGCCGGTGAAGGGCCGATGCGTCTGGGATGTGGACGAACTCGCCACGGCCTGGCGCCAGCTGCCGCACCGTGGCGGCGCCTCACATCTTGACGACGCCACCGCGAACGACAATCCTTGGGACCGTAAAGCCGCCAAGAGATGAGCGATCCCGTGAAAATGGACCTTAAAGGCGTGGTGATGGATAAAGATCGCCGCGACAACGAAAGGTACTACTTTCGGCAACTCGGCAAGAAGAAGGTCCGCCTGAGAGAACCCTACGGCTCAGATGCGTTCCTCGAGGAGCTCCGCTGCGCACGCGAAGGCATCCCTTACACACAGAGAGGCGCACACGCGCGCAAGACGAGTAAACGCGATGTCCGGCAGCCGGCCAAGGCAGGCACGCTCCTGTGGCTCTGCCAGGAATATTTCAGGCGCGGCGGCGCAGAGGTCACGCTGGCGACCATGTCGCGCCGCCGCGCGATCCTCGAAGGCATCTGCAAGAAGCCGCACCCGCTGGAAGGCGATCCGGATCCTGACTATCCGACCAAAGGCTCCCTTCCCTTTGCCGGCATGAAGCGAACCCACGTGAAGGAGCTGCGCGACACCCGCCTTGATGCCTTCGGCGCGGCCAACAATATCGTCAAGGCGGTATCGGCCATGTTCGAATGGGCGAAGGACGCCGAGCTCGTCGAGCACAACCCGGCGCACGGCATCAAGCCGCTGAAGAGCGGCGAAGGCTGGCACACATGGACGATCGAGGAGATCGTCCAGTTCGAACAGCACCACGAGGAAGGCTCGACAGCCCGCCTCGCGCTGGCGATTTTCATGTACACCGGCCTGCGCCTGTCGGATGCTTCGATCTTCGGCCGGCAACACATCCAGCTCGTGCGCAACGAGGAAACCGGTGAGCTGGAGAAGTGGATCAAGATCCGGCCGAAGAAAACGAGCCACGGCGCCGATCCTGTTATGGTGGAAATCCCGCTCCTGGCGGATCTCGAAACCGCTCTGGCGAAATGTCCGGCCGATCAGATGACCTATCTGGTCACCTCATTCGGCAAGCCGTTCACGGAAAACGGCTTGGGCAACAAGATGCGCGAGTGGTGCGATTCGGCTCATCTGCATCATTGTTCGGCCCATGGCCTGCGAAAGGCCGGCGCAACCGTGGCAGCAGAGAACGGCGCGACTCACGAACAGCTGAAAGCGATTTACGGATGGACCACCTACAAGCAGCCGGACCTTTACATCCGGAAAGCCAGGCGCCGGAAGGTCGCAAAGGCGGCTTCGCACCTGCTGGTTTTCGACCGAAACGAGAACAAAAAAGTCCCACTTTTGGACGGGGTGGAATTAAGTGGGACGATTTCGGGCAAAAAAGATAATAAAATCAATAGCCACTAA